CCAGGCATGATCCTGACAATGTAGCGTTTGCTAAGAAGTTCATTCTTGATGGGTTACAATCTGCTGGTGTGATAGAAAACGATAATAGGAAATTCATCGGAACTATGGCTGATGAGATTATTCAGGATGATGAAGACTATGTAATTTTACACATCACAGAGAATATGGGAATATTCTTGTGATTATAAAATTAGTGGAGGTATAAAATGACTGTTAAAGAATTAATAAAGGCGTTACAGATGTGTGATCCTGATGAGCAGTGTTATGTTAGAATTAATGACAATTTTTTCGAAATCGATGATGTTTATGGTGTTGCTAATACGAATTATTATGTAATAGACGCTTATGAGGAGTGATAAAATGCTAGTCGAAGATAAGGATAAATGGTGTTGGGTAGATGTGGTTCATGGTAACGCAGGAATACCATGCAATACAATACAAGGTGCAATCGATAATTATTTTTTAGATGAGCCGGACAGAAAAGGAGCGACCATTGTAAAAATAGGACATCCTAATTATTGTATCCCGGAGGTTGATGCCAAATATGTAATCGAAGATATAATTAATCATCAAATTGACGATGAGATTGCTGAGTGGTCCGAAGATTATTTGACAGATGTTAAGAAAGAACATATCGATGAATTAAGCAAGGAACTAACAACGGTCTTTCGCAAATGGGAAAAGAAACATGGTTACGAAAACACAGGGTATGTAGTTTTAGAAACAAAATCGTACCCTGTTAATAGCAAAGGCAAACTTATTGTAGTGTAAATACTAATTATATTAATTATTTCTTATGAAGTTGGTATAAACAAATTCGGACTAAAACAAAAAAAATAATTGTAAAAGGGGGCAACATATTTGAATGAATATGATATTGAGAAAATCACAAGGTTGGCCACAGAGGTGGCAACCAAAACTTACTATGAATTAGCCAAACAGGAAAATGCTCAACTAGGTCGTAAACTTCGACACAACACGATCAAGCTATTAAAACATTACAGTCAGCTGCAGTCGTATGTGGATAATGCCATCTCGGATTCGACACANTTGTAAAAGGGGGCAACATATTTGAATGAATATGATATTGAGAAAATCACAAGGTTGGCCACAGAGGTGGCAACCAAAACTTACTATGAATTAGCCAAACAGGAAAATGCTCAACTAGGTCGTAAACTTCGACACAACACGATCAAGCTATTAAAACATTACAGTCAGCTGCAGTCGTATGTGGATAATGCCATCTCGGATTCGACACAAGCCGAGGATATATGGCTCAATGAATTATTGGCAGATATGTTCGACGATAATAGTATCGTTAGGGTAAATGCCATTGTTAAGAGCAAAGAAAAAACAGCATTGATGATGAGGCATGTGAATAATATGCTAGACATCTATGCTGAGAAGTGCAGTGAGAAACAGTTTAAATACTGTGAATGTGTTCGACGTTATTATATCGATGGCGAAACATTAGAAGAAATTGCTGAATCATTCCCTGAAAAACCCGATGTGCGTACTATTCATAGGTATGTTGCAAGGGGAATAGAAGAACTATCTGTACTTCTCTGGGGAGTGATAGGGCTCAATACAAAATTGTCATAAAACTGTCATAGACATGTCATCCTTGACAATTTATAATGATAGTGTGAGTTAATAGGAAAACNAGCCGAGGATATATGGCTCAATGAACTGTTAGTTGATATGTTTGACGATAAGAGCATAGTAAGGGTGAATGCCATTGTTAAGAGTAAAGAAAAAACAGCATTGATGATGAGACACGTGAATAACATGTTAGATATCTATGCTGAAAAGTGTGGTGCAAAGCAATTTAAGTATTGCGAGTGCATGCGCAGGTATTATATTAATGGGGAAACGCTAGAGCAAATTGCTGAATCTTTTCCTGAAAAGCCAGATGTGCGTACCATCAAACGCTACATCGCTAGAGGAATTGAAGAATTATCCGTATTGCTTTGGGGTGTTATTGGGTTAAATACAAAAATAGCTTAATAAAATTGTCCTAAAACTGTCCTAGACATGTCCTTCTTGACAATTTATAATGATAGTGTGAGTTAATGGGACAATAAATACTCTATCTCTCAACGACACAGTGAAACCTAGAACACTAAAACGAAAAGACCACTTAATCTATACGGTTAGGTGGTCTTTTTATATGCAAATTTAAGGAGGCGAGGTGAATACGATTGACTGATGTGTATTGTGAAAAGCGAAGATGCTTAAATAATGTTAAGGGTTGGTGCAAAGCAAATGGCATTCATATTGATCATATGTGTAAATCGTATGCACCTTCACATTCTTTAATCAAAACTAAAACGGCGAAGGTTCATAAAGACCGTGGTAAGTACAAACAAAATAAAGGTGTATTGAAGTAGCCAGGAGGTGAGATAGTGGCTGCATTAAAAAATAAACGGCATGAAAAATTTTGCCATGAGTACATCAAGGATATGAATGCGACGCAGGCTGCTATTCGCACTGGTTATTCTAAAAAAACAGCCAAGATGCAAGGTAGTCGTCTGATGACCAATGATGACATCAAATTAAGGGTTGCCGAGCTTAGGGATGCTTATTTAGACGAAAATATTATGACGGCTAAACAGGTCGAATATGAGCTTACAAGGATTGCGCTTGGTCTATCAACAGAAAAGACCGTTGTGATTGAGGGACAAGGAGATGGCTGGTCGACAGCCCGTATCATGGATAAGCCTCCTGATGAAAGGTCCAGGTTAAAGGCGCTTGAACTTATGGCTAAACGACATCGAATTCTATCTGGTGATACAACCATCGATGTACAACCTGTAATCATCGTAGGCGGTGATGATATTGCCGATTAAATGTGAAAAGGTCTATTTGCCAGATATCATCGGCAAAGGATATGGAGCGTTTTGGCGCTTCAAAGGCCGCTATAAAGTAGTTAAAGGTAGTCGTGCTAGCAAGAAGTCGTCTACGCAATCGCTAAAAGTGATTGTGGAGATAATGGAAAACCCTGCTATTAATTGGTTGGTAGTGCGTAAGACAGAGCGAACTCTACGTGATAGTTGCTTTGCACAGCTTAAATGGGCGATGAGGCAATTAAAGGTAGAGAAGTACTTTAAATGTTCTGTGTCGCCACTTGAAATAACCTATATCCCGACTGGACAAAAAATCCTGTTCCGTGGGCTTGACGATCCATTGAAAGTAACATCTATCACGGTTGAAGTTGGCGCGTTGTGTAGGCTTTGGATAGAAGAAGCCTACGAGATTATGAGCGAGGATGCTTTCAACAAACTGGATGAATCCATTCGTGGGCAGTTACCTGAAGGAATGTATCATCAAGTAGTTTTGACTTTTAACCCGTGGTCTGATAGGCACTGGCTAAAGAAACGTTTCTTTGATGAGTCTAGTCCAAATGTGCTGGCTTTGACTACTAATTACATGTGTAATGAATTTCTTAGTGAGTCAGACTTATCGCTTTTTGAAGAGATGAAAAAGAACCCCAAACGTTACCAGGTTGCAGGACTTGGAAACTGGGGTGTAGTTGAAGGCCTTGTATATGAAAATTGGCGTGAATTGGCTTTTAATGTTAACGATATTAGAGTCCAAGAAGGTATAAAGTCCGCGTTTGGGCTTGACTTTGGGTATACCGTAGACCCTACAGCATTAGTGTGCATGCTAGTTGATATAGAGAATAAGAAAATCTACATATTCGACGAGCTATACGAAACAGGGCTAACTAATCAACAATTAGCATCTCGTGTTATCGACATGGGCTATGCGAAAGAAAAGATTCGAGCCGACAGTGCCGAGCCTAAATCTATTGAGGAACTTTACCAGGCAGGACTCAAAGGGATAACAAGGGCACGCAAGGGCAAGGACAGCATATTAAACGGTATTCAGAGAATACAAGACTACGAATTAATTGTTCACCCAAGATGCGTTAACGTGCTGCGTGAGTTATCCACGTACCAATGGGAAAAAGATCGATTTGATAAATACACAGGGAAACCTGAAGATGAAAATAACCATGCTATGGATGCTATGCGGTATGGTTTGGAAGATATTAATGTAGAAAGGTGGTCGTTTGATTGATACTATCTCAGCTATGGGACCGTATTATAAAAGGTTCAGCTACGATGTCAGAGCGAGAATTTTTGCGAGTGCAACTTCGTAATTTCTTAGCTAGCGAACAACGCAAAACAATGGTTACTGCTATTGATTATTACAATGGAAAGCATGATATTCTGACTAAGCAACGATATGTTGTTGGTGAGGGTGGTAAGCAACTTGTATTACAAGGCGTTCCTAATAATCAGATTGTAGATAATCGATTCGATGACCTAGTTGACCAAAAGGTTAATTACTTATTGTCTAAGCCGTTAGATATTAATGTAGATGATGACGAATTAGATAAGTTGTTTGGCATTCAATTCCAACGACTATTAAAGTCTGTTGGGAAATTCGCTACTATGGCTGGCAAGGCATATATTCACCCCTATATTGGTGTTGACGGCTCCCTTAAATTCAAAATGATGAAACCGCATCAGGTGTTACCATTTTGGGCTGATGAAGAACACACGCAACTAGATGCGTTCTTATACTTGTACGACATTGAGTATTACACAGGTCTAGAAACTAAGACTATTCACAAAGTCGAATACTACACACCGGATGGTATTCAGTATTACATATGGGATATGGAACGTTTACTTCCTGATCTGGATAAAGAAAATACTGCTAATTTTGCTATCGCTGATAAGCCATATAACTGGGAACGTATTCCTCTCATTATGTTCCGTGCGAATGAATTCGAACAACCGCTTATCGCTAAGGTCAAATCCTTACAAGATGCACTTAACCGATTACTATCTAACTTCCAAGATAACATGGAAGAGGATATCCGCAGCACAATCTTGATTTTGCAGAACTATGACGGGCAGAATCTTGCCGAATTTCGACAAAATCTAGCCACATATGGAGCTATTAAAGTGCGCACGGTTGATGGTGTCAATGGTGATGTAAAAGCACTTAAAATCGAAGTGGATAGTGATAACTATCAGCTACTGATAAATCTTTTGCGTAAGGCTATTATTGAAAATGGACGAGGATTTGATGCTAAAGATGATCGCATGTCAAACAATCCTAACCAAATGAATATTATGTCCATGTATTCCGATATTGATTTAGATGCCAATGAAATGGAATTGGAGTTTAAATCTAGCTTGCATGATTTAATGTGGTTCGTTAACACGTATCGCGGTTTAACTAATCAAAATGCAGTTGAAGAAGTGGACTTCATCTTCAATCGTGACTTACCTATTAACGAGGGCGACACCATTAATAATTGTAAAAATTCCGTTGGTATCATATCCAATGAAACCATCATCGCAAATCATCCGTGGACGACAGATGCTGCGGAAGAGCTTGCGAAAGTAAAAAAGGAGCAGTCCGAAGTAACAGCAGATTTTGTTGTACCGAACGGCGGTGAGGCAAATGGCGAATGATTACTGGGAGAAACGGTATGAGCGATTACTAGATGAATCGTTTCAAAAAGCGAATCTCACTGATGATGAAATCAAAGCTAACTACGCCAGGGCGTTACGCAGGATAGAAACGGCTATCAACGATTGGTATCGACGGTTCGCCACAGAAAACGGACTTCAACTAGCCGAAGCCAGAAAGTTATTAAACGCTTATGAAATGAAAGCATTTAAAATGGACTTAGCTGAATTCAAGGCTGAGGCAAAGAAACTAGGAGTATCTGAAGAACACCAACAAATGCTATCAAATGCATCCATTCGTGAACGATTAAGCCGTGAGCAAATGCTATATATCAATGTGATTCATGAGCTTGAAATACTGGCTCAAAAGCAGAGCATTTCTATTAATGACTTATTGAAAGATGTCTATCAATCCTCCGCGTATAAGTCCGCATACACAGTGCAGACACAACGCGGAGAATACTCTACAGTTAACACGATTGATAGTAAGCGTATCGATAGCGTTGTTCATAGCCAATGGGCTAGTGATGGACAAGATTTTAGTAGTAGAATATGGATCGATACATCAAAGCTAGTTGCAAATTTACAGAACGACTTTACTCAAGCCCTTATTATTGGACAAGGGGCGGATACGATGGCAGATAATCTGCATAAGCGAATGAAAACATCGTACAGTAACGCTAAGCGCTTAGTTGAAACTGAGACAGCAAGGGTACATGAGCAAGGTTTCCTTGACAGCATGAAAGAACTTGAAATTGAGGAGTTAGAAATATTAGCTACCTTAGATAGTCGCACATCACCAATCTGCAGACGAATGGATAGAAAACGAGTGAGATTGGTTGACGCTAAACCAGGTATTACTGTTCCTCCGTTTCATTGTTATTGTAGGTCAACAACCATTCCTTATATTCCTGAGCTAGAAGGTGAAACGCGCACAGGTCGAAACCAAGCAGAAAAAAGCATCGATTATGATGGCACTATTACTTATGATGAGTGGGAAAAACAATATATAAACTAATTAGCAGCATAACAGCTGCTTTTTTATTGCCATTTTAGTATTGTTGGGCGATAACTAACAAGACCGTAGACGTGAGGTGTAGCTCACGAAAATAAAGCGAAATGGGTATTTTATTTAAGGAGGTCACTATGACTAAGGAAGAATTATTAGCATTAGGATTAACTGAGGAGCAGGCAGCTAAAGTCGTTGAGGACTATGGCAAAAACTATGTTTCTAAGGATCAATTTAATTCTAAGAATGAGGAACTTAAATCCGTTAAAGGTGAGCTAACGACTCTTAATGGAGAAATTGATAACCTCAAAAAATCTAATGCAGATAATGCGGAGCTTGCGAAACAAATTGAATCAATGAAAGCTGATGCAGAAACCCGCAAAGCTGAATACGAGGGTAAAATCGCCCAGTTAGAAATTGATAATCTTGTGAACGTAGCATTATCGAACGCAAAAGCTAAAAATAACGTTGCAGTCCGGGCCCTATTGGATTTAAAAGATGCAAAAGTAAAGGACGGCAAAATCAAAGGATTAGATGAACAACTTGCTGAAGTTGCGAAAGCTAATCCTTATTTATTTGGTGAAGCATCTGCGCCTAAAGGTGTAGCGCCAGGCAATCCTGGTGGAAAGTCTGCAGGCGGTACAGTAACCAAAGAAGACTTCGCAAAAATGACATATTCTCAACGCGCGGAGTTATATTCCAAAGATATCGAACTTTATAATTCATTAACAGGAGGAAACACTAATGAATAAACAATTCTCTTTTGATTTGCAAACATTCGCAGACGGGACAACTAAAACGGCTAATGTAATTAATCCGCAAGTAATGGCCGATATGGTGTCTGCTGGGTTGCCAAAAGCAATTAAATTTACACCAATTGCTAAAATTGACGATACTTTAGCTGGCGCGCCAGGTAACGAAATCACTATTCCTGCATGGGGTTACATTGGCGATGCGGAAGACATCGCAGAAGGCGTAGAAGTTACCGCAACTCAAATGTCTGCATCCACTATCAAAGCAACAATCAAAAAAGCAATGAAGCGTGTTGACATTACAGACGAAGCTAAATTGTCTGGTTACGGCGACCCAGTAGGCGAAGCTACTCATCAACTGCGGTTATCCTTGGCGTCTAAAATTGACCAAGATGTAGTAGCAGTTCTCGGTGGTGCGACTCTTACAGTAACTGACACAAAAGCTATTTCCTATGCAGGTGTAGTTAACGCAGTAGACAAATTAAACGAAGAAGACTACGTTGAAAAATATTTATTCGTTGCACCTTCTCAAATCACTGCGCTTCGTAAAGATCCTGATTTTATCGACAAAACAAAATACGGCAATGACGTGATGATGACTGGTGAAATCGGCATGATTGCTGGTTGTCGTGTTGTAACATCTCGTCGCATTGATGATTCTAAAGCTAATATTGATAACTTCATTGTTGGCGTAACTGCAGAAGTGGAAGATGGTACCCCTGTATTACCTGCTGTAACAATTTACATTAAACGTGACGTTATGATTGAAACAGATCGTGTTCCTGAAAAAGGCTTAGATAAAATTGTGGCCAATGAACACTATGTGGCTGCATTGACTAATCAATCTAAAGTTGTAAAAGCTACGTTTAAAAAATAGTAGGTGATTACAATGACCACGAAAGAGATGGTTTTACAGCTCCTTGAATCGTGGCTTGGGTATGATGCAATTTCTGATATAAATATCATTGAGTATGTGATTAATGCGGAAACGCAACATATCCTCAATGATATTAATCAGGTTGAACTACCTAGCGAATTACAACACGTGCTTGCATATCGTGTAATTGGTAGTTATATCACCACGAACAAAAATAAATTAATTGAAGTTGATGGGGAAATGGCAAGTTCAATTAAAATGGGTGATACTGAAGTCCAATTCAAAGGGTCGGATAAAGCTTCCAGGCTCCAAGAACTAGCGACCGCTTTGAGTAGTTACGGAAGGGGTGATTTAGCATGCTTCCGACGGCTAAGATGGTAAATGTTGCTAGACGTCAATTAGAAAGTTTGTATGATTGCACTTGTTATGTTATCTCTGAAGTGGATGCGATGGATCCTGGCACTGGTATTATGAATAAAACATCCAGTCGTGAGGGTCCATTCCCTTGTAGAATCAGTTATAAAACGCTTTCCCCAGGACAGCCCACAGAAGTTGCAAAATTTAGCACCGTTACAGTACTTTTCGTCGCACCAGAGGCAATTATACCGAGAGGAGCTAGAGTCGAGCTTGTAGGCCGAAATACAAAGCAGCTTTTTCGCAGTGCTTCGATTTCTGCTCGATATGATACCCATCAAGAGGTGCAGCTCGAAAATTTAGAGGTGCATTGACATGGGCGTTGAATTTGATATGGACAAATTTGCTGAATTTAATCGTAGCTTAGTTAAACTGAGTCAGTCTGGCAGTCTTCAGAATTTCAACAAACAAGTTGTGAAGGAAATGGCCAGCGTGTATGTGCGTGAAGCTAAATTGAATACACCAGTCGGCAAACGATCGGTTAAATTCATGCAAAACGGCAAAGTACAAACAAAGTATTTTGATAGTGAGCATACCCGCCAATCGTGGAGTGTTGGTAGATATCAACTGAACGAAAAAACCGGACGAGTTAGGGTGTTTAACACGTCCTCTTACGCCTCGTTCCTTAATGATGGTCATCGGCAAGAAGTTGGGAGATTTCTTCCGTGGATAGGCCAGTCTAAAGGCGGAGTTATGCAAGGTGGTAGACTGAAAAAGCCTTGGGTAGACGGTGCGTACATGCACGAGAAAGCTGAAAAGGCGCTCAGTAAAAATGCTAAACGTATTATGGAAATTACATTAAAGAAATGGATTGAAAAGCATGGTGGATTCTGATGTATTAACAGCTGTATCTAAAGCCGTACATACGGCACTCAACGTGCCGATATACCTAGAATTCAAAGAAAGCAATATGACATTCCCGTGTGCATATATCAAGGTGATTGAGCCTAGCATGGGCAGACATGTCGGTGATCTTTACAATACTTCTTTGGATTTAGACATCATGTATTACGCCAATAATCTTGATGTGGTTACTGATACGCGAAAACTCATTGATATTCCTAGTGTACTGTACCAAATGCTTGAATTTGTACAAGTTGGGGAACGTACGATTATGGGGGCCGGAATGAAATATAAGATTTCAGATGGCGTGCTGCACTTCTTCGTAACGTATGAGAACATACTACGGAAAGTGGCCAAACCTATCGAACGTATGAAGCACATGGAACTAACAGAAAGGGTAAAAGATGGCAGATGAAAAAGAAACAGTCGAGGTAACGACTGAACAACAATTTGATGCTTACGCTATCATTGCATCTGACAAATACAGACGGTATCGTGATTTACTCACTTGCCTTCTTAATGAGGATGAAATGTATACGGAAAGCGATATTGATAAAATTTTAAATCAGGCATTAACAACGCCTGTGAAAGGTTAGTGAAATATGGCATTAGGTGGTGGCACATTCTTATTCCACAATAAAGTATTGCCAGGTACTTATATTAACTTTGTATCTAAAGACCGAGCATATGCAGAAGTATCTGACCGTGGATATGGTGCGATGATGCTCTCCTTTGATTGGGGCCCAAGTGGTGAAGTATTCCGTGTGGATAACGACACATTCCAAAAGGATTGCCAAAAATACTTTGGTTATGACTACGGCCATGACAAAATGAAGGGTTTACGTGATTTGTTCCGTGGCTTGAAAACAGGTTACTTCTACCGCTTAAATTCTGATGGTGCGCAAGCTACAAGTACAATCGGCAAAGCTAAATACAAGGGTATTCGTGGTAACGATTTGGGTGTATCTGTTCAAGCTGATCCAGATAACACAGGTAAATTTATAGTAACTACTTACCTCACTACAGGCGATGTTCGTAAAGTAGTAGATACTCAAAAGAACTTGAAAGATGCAACAGAATTACAAGATAACGATTACATCGTGTTCACTAAAACTGGCGCATTAACTGCTACAGCTTATACGGCATTATCCGGTGGTACAAACGGATCCGCAATTACCGTTAAGAACTACCAAGACGGTATCGATATGCTGGAACCTTACTACTTCAACACATTGGGCTACGCTGGCGCGGATGACACAATTAAAAACTTGTTTATTGCGTTTACTAAGCGTTGTCGTGAACAAAGCGGCGCTAAATTCCAATTAGTTATTCATGGCAAAACTAAAGTCAACTATGAAGGTGTTATTTCTATCCTTAATGACGTAACCGATGAAGGCGCCGAAAAAGGATCCTTGGTATATTGGACATTAGGTCAAGAAGCATCTTGTAATATCAACGCGACAGTGGGCAACATGATCTATGATGGTGAATACACAGTAAACGTTAAATACAAACAGTTCGAACTTGAACAAGCTATTAAAGACGGCATGTTTATGTTCCACAATGTTACTGACTCTGTTGGCGGTAATATTCAAGGCGACGTTCGTGTATTGAAAGACATTAATACATTTACTGAATTCAGTAAAGCAAAAAGCCGTGATTTCTCCCTTAACCAAGTCATTCGTGTATTGGATAACTGGGCAGTTGACGGCGCTAGATTGTTTAATAAAACACATCTTGATAAATCCCCTAATGACCAAGCCGGTCGTGAGTCCTTATGGGGTGACCTTGTATACCTTGCTGAACAGTACCAAAAAGTACGAGCTATCCAAAACTTCGATGATAAAGACATCCCAGTACCTACGCAAGGTGATAACAAGGAAGATGTATTGGTTAACGTACAACTACAGCCAACTGTGGCTATGGAAAAATTGTACATGACTGTTGTAGTAGCCTAGGAGGATAACGTATGGAAAATGAAATTTTAGATGCATTGAAAACGATGGATGCAGCTGACGTTGTTTCCTCTAAATTAGCATCTTGCTATATGGTGGAGAACGGTAACAGATACTTACTGTTCCAAGCTAAGAAACTCAGTGCAAAAATCAAAAAGAACAAAGAAAAAGTGGCTATTTTGGGCCGCATTGGTGCCGGGAATAAGTCCACTTCTGTTGAATATAGTGGTAGCTTAACGATTTACCACAACACAGCATTGTTCGACAAAATGGTTGAAAAATACTTAAAGACTGGTGTTGATACTTACTTTGACATGCAAGTAGTTAACCATGATCCAACTTCTAAAGCTGGTCGACGTTCCGTTATTTTAAAAGGCGTAAACCTTGATGAATTAACGGCAGCAGAATTCGATGCTGATGGTAAATATATTGAGCAAGAACATAATTTCACTTATGAAGGTGTTAAATATGTTCAACACTTTAATGAATTAGATGGGATGCAAGCCTAGTGCTTGCTCCCTTTTTTATAGGAGGTTTTTACAATGGCTGAAAATTTAAGCGCATTTCTTAAACAAAACGTTGATGTAGTCAATGAGACTGAATACGTAGCATCTAAGCGTATCAAAGTGAATGGTGAGCCAGTAGCATGGAAAATTAAAACACTAGCTACTGAAGAAACAGAAAGAATGCGTAAAAAATACACTAAGCGTATTACTGACCGCATCACTCGTCAATCTGAAGAACGTTTTGACGCAACTGCATACAACGAAGATGTGCTATCTAAGGCAATCACGTATCCTAATCTTTATGATGCGGAACTTCAAGATAGCTGGGGCGTTACCGAACCGGTTGAGCTAGTAAAAGCAATACTCACACCAGGTGAATATGCTGACCTTTTGGCAGCAGTAACAGAAGCCCAAGGCTATGATGTCGGCATGGAAGACAAGGTAAAAGAAGTAAAAAACTCCTAGAATCCAATGAAACAGAAACGATGTTCGCATATCTGGCATTTGTTAAATACCATATGCGACCTTCTGTTTTTGCGGATATGGACATGAATGAAAAGGCTGTAGTAATTGCCTTTATTCAGCAACATGCTAAAGATGAGCAAGAAGAAATGAATAAGGCAAAAAGGGGGTAATGAATGGCTACACTTTCTAACTATATAAGCCTCTCTACTAATATTCCTAATGCTATGAACGCAGCCGCAAACGCAACAACTAAGGCCTATCAATCCATGAATACGCTACATAATAAGATGAACGGCGTATCGAGTGCTAGTGAAACGCTGAAAGCTAGCATGGGTGGAATCATGAACAGCTTTGCTGGCAACCTGTTGGCTAGTACGGTAATGAACGGTATTGGCGCTATAAAAGGCGCTATCGAATCGATTCAAGATACTGCTACAGAATGGGCACAGGTGCAAGCTCGCCTTAAATTGGTCGCCGGTAGCCAGGAAAACGCTATTTACCTAAATAAGCAGATATTTGAATCCGCACAGCGGGCAAGAGGTGGGTATTTGGAAATGGCGGACGCTGTAATCCAGGTATCTCAATCCGCGCATGATGCGTTCCCGGACCCGAGAAAAGCCGTAGAATTCATGGAAGGCATTCAAAAGGTATTCGCTATCGGCGGTGCATCGAAAGAAGCACAAAAGAACGCCATGCTTCAGTTAACGCAAGGTCTAGCCAGTGGACAATTACAAGGTGACGAATTTAGGTCTATTGCTGAAAATGCGCCTATGATTGAAAACATAATTGCTAAAACTATGGGCGTATCTCGTGGCGAACTTAAAAAGTTAGCATCGGAGGGCAAGATTACCGCTGATGTAATCAAGAACGCTATCATGACTAATATGCCCGAGATTGAAAAGCAGTTTGAGTCACTTCCTAAAACTTGGGGTGATCATATGCAGTCAATTAAGAATAAAGCTATTCGGGCGTTCGAGCCTGTGTTCCAGCGAATATCCGACCTTGCTAATAGTGAGGGTATCCGTGAGTTAGTGGATAACGTAACTGGAGCTATTCAAACAGTAGCACCGGTATTCTATTGGCTCGTAGGCGTCATAGGTGAAACAATCAACACTGCCGTATGGGCATTTAACACGTTATCTAACTTTGTTAGACAACACTCATCTATCATGTATGTAGCAATGATGGTATTGGGTGGCGTTATGGCATTTTATGCAATCCGGGCCGGTATAGCAGCCGGAAGAACGATTCTCGCTGCAGGTGCTATGGCGATTAAGGCTGTAGCAGATTGGGCGGAAACTGCGGCCCTTCTAGCAATGATTGTAGCTCAAGAAGGATTAAACGCCGCTTTATATGCGTGCCCTTTAACATGGATAATCGGATTAATTGTTGCAGTTATAGTCATAATCTACTTAGCGGTAGAAGCTATTAACTATTTCTGTGAAGCGAATATTAGTGTATTAGGCATCGTAGTCGGTGCATTTTATGCGTTCGGATCTGTTATTTATAATGTATTTGCATTGGGCTGGAACATCATCGCAGCATTTGTTAATTTCTTGGCCAACGTATTCAAAGACCCATTACATGCAGTCGCTAACTTGTTTATCGATATATGGAATGGCATTTGGCAATTCGTGAAAGCTAGAATTAACGATATTATCGATGCGATTAATAAAATCCCTGGTGTAAACATCGATAAAGTAGGCGGGTCTACTGGTGTATTAGAACGGTTCGAGATTGCCGGCGGTGAAACTACCGTCATGGGCAAGATGGATTATTCCAGTGTTACAGGGGCTTTTGGAGAAGGCTATAACATTGGGGCTAACCTTAGCCTAGGTGATTTAATGCCTAACATGCCGAATATAAAAACTCCTCAAGAGTTTGACGCTAGCAAAGTTACTCCGGGCGCAGATCATGATGCGGCCGATAAGACTAAGAAAAATACAGGCAAGACCGCCAAAAACACAGGCAAGATTGCCAAGTCTATCGACATGACTAACGATGAAATCAAAGCACTTCGTGAAAGTGCTATCGATAAGTCATTGAAGAAGTGGCAAGATGCTAATATCATTCATATTCAAATGAATAACGATGTGGAAATTAACAACGGTACTGACCTTGACGGCTTTACAAGTCAAATCTCGAAGGGATTGAAAGATGCATTCGCAATTCAAAGGGAGGGAATCTAAATGTATTACTTCTATATGGGGACGATGCAGATACCGATTCCCCCTAAAGAATTAACCACTACGATCAATGGTAAGAACGAAACAATGGAGTTATTAGGAAAGGGTGAAGTTAATGTTATTAAGCCTGCAGGGCTTACTGATATTGCTTTTAAATTCTTATTGCCTAACTCCGATTATCCATTTAATGAGTCTTTGTTGTTTAAATCTAAAAAGGCTAAATATTACATCGATGAACTCGAAAAGCTCAAGACCACAAAGACGATCTTCCAATTTATCGTAGTTCGAATGAAACCAGGCGGACAGATGCTAGCCATGACTAACATGAAGTGTACGCTCGAAAACTACGTCATAGAAGAAGATGCGGATAACGGCTTTGATTCTTATGCTAACGTAGCGTTGAAACAATGGAAAGATTGGGGCGCTAAACGGATTGAAGTAAAAACCGATAAGGACGGTACTGCAAAAGGTAGCGTTAAGTCGGACAGACCAACGGACGGCAAGGTGGCTGCATCTACTGCTAAGGTATCCAAAGGGCAGACTTTACAACAAATTGTTAAGAAGCAATTAGGCAATACGGATAACCTATTCCAAATTGCAGCACTTAACAAAATCGCTGTACCGGCTATCTTGGGAGTTGGCCAAGTTATCCAACTTAAACGAGAGGGTAATAACGAATGGCTATAGATGATAAGAAAACAGTCGAAAAATCTCAAATCAATGGCACTATCGTTCCGTTACCAATGCCAACTCAACTTTATTATGAGCTAACCATCAGAAATAAAAGTACTGGTGATTTATGGCTTGTAGAATCGGAGGACGGCGTACAAATTACGAGAGCAGTTGACTGTGTTCCAAGTAAGATGACGTTCAAAGTACCTAAAGACCCTAACCTCAATTTTGAAGAAGGCGATACCGTCAAATTCACTTTAAACGGAGGGGCGGTATTCTTTGGGTACGTATTTGAGAAACAACGAGACGGCAAGAATTCTATTTCGGTTACTTGCTATGATCAGATACGTTATCTTAAGAACAAAGACTGTTATGTTATCGGAGCTATGACTGCGACTGAGTTTATCAAAATGGTGGCAGATGACTTTGGTTTGAAATGTGGTTATATGGACGACACCGTATGGAAAACTCCTGAGAAACCGCAAACCATATTCAAAGATAAGTCATTGCAAGAAATGATATGCCAATTACTCGATAAAACGGCCATATTCACGCCTAATCATGCGTTCTACCATTTGTACGATGATGCGGGCGAGTTACGGCTAGCGTCGTTTGAAACTATGAAAACCGATATTTACATCGATGATGAGTGTATGGAAGATGTGCAGTATACGACCTCCATAGACAAGGAAACATACAACTATGTAAAAATCGTCCGTACAGTCCCAAATGGTGCATCAAGTAAATTGGAGAACACATTCATAGCTAAGGACGATAAGAATATCGAGAAATGGGGCAGATTACAGTATCTGCTCATTCCTAAAGAGAAGGACGTCAATGCAGTAGCGCAAGCCAAGGCAATCATGGCTCATAAAAACAAGAAAAGCCGTGAGATTAAGTTGAAAAATGTCATTGGTGATGTGCGTGTGCGCGGTGGATCCTTGGTGTACATCAATCGAAACTTTGGCGATATGATTGTTAATAATTACATGATGGTAACATCTGTTACTCATACGTTTAAAACAGGATTTCACGGAATGGATTTAGATTTACGATACGTTGATAATGACGCAGCTTATGAAGTTGCGAAAGACGAAGATGCCGAAGCGGTTAAGAAGATTGAAGCCGCCAAGAAAGCCAAAGGTACTGCAGTCACTACTGGGGCAGGAGGTACAGCGGGACAAGTCGATACCGCATTCAGCGCCAATGACGGCCGAGTATCTCAGTATGGTAGCCAAGGTTGCGCTGATACGGTATGCGCTACCGGGTCCTGGTACAATTCGGATTTGAAAGATGAGTACAACAAAGGCACGGCAAGGGTGGATACACTTCGTCAAAATCTCGAGGCTAAAGGCTATACAACGGAACAATTCAACGGGTACGCTAATAAAGGCGATTTGTTGATTTATGGTAATGATGAACACGTTGTTATTGCCGATGGCGCAGGCGGGTGCTTTGGTAACTCATCTAAGCGTGGCTATGCTATGAAATATGGCAACGCAAATTATGCATGGCATAATGACGAGGCGCCAACTAAGATTATTCGAATGGGGGCTAAATAATGGATAGCGAGTACATGAAAATCGTTAACACGATTAAAGAAATAGCGAGCACCGTTATATCGAATGGCGAACCTATGGAAGTAATCGTCGGCGAAGTTGTCAGTGTATCACCGCTCGCTATTAAGATTGACCCTAAACTAACCGTACCTGAAGAGAATATTATTCTTACCAAAAACACCTGTGAATGGACTATGGAGATGAGCGTTGATCATGTTACAGAAAACCGCGAAGGTGGCGGAGGCATGGCTGAATTTGCTAGCCATAACCACGATTACGTAGGGCGTAAGAAGTATCTCGTTCATAACCAATTAGTAATGGGCGACAAAGTCATTATGCTGAAGGAAACAGGCGGGCAGCGTTACATAGCGTTAGACCGTTGGTATAACCCGAACAGGGGGTGCACGACTAAGTAATGGCAGATAATTTACTATTACCAAAACAAAATAACGATGCTCTTATTCCTGACACAGTGAATTATATTGAGCCGTCGCATACGTATGATGTTGATTTTAGAACGGATAGCCAAATTAGGGGCTATGCAGATAAGTTGCGAGCTATGGAGCAAGCAATTTATAAAATCATCAATACGGAGCGATACCAATATATTATTTACAGTTGGAATTACGGCATCGAACTACAAGACTTATTCGGCCAGCCAATTCCGTATGTGTACGCTGAGTTACAGCGACGCATAGAAGAGGCTTTACTGAATGACGATAGAATAACTAAAGTATATAACTTTGATTTTAGCCACGAAGGTGGTGACGTCATGGTTGAATTTGATGTAGATACCATCTACGGTACGCTACAAAAAATCAAGAAAGGGGTGAAAGGTATTGTATGAGCATATGACGGCCAATCGAATTGAAAAACGAATGCTTGATAGAGTTAAAGATGAATTCGATCGGCGCGAAGGTAGTGTTATATACGATGCTACAGCTCCAGCAAGTATAGAGTTTGCAGAACTTTACATCCTAGCAGATGTTATTTTGAAACAAGCGTTTGCAACTACGGCAGACCGAGACTTCTTAATACTTCGGGCAGCAGAGTTTAATATTTACCCGGAACCAGCTACGCAAGGTGAATTTGAAGCTCAGTTCAATATGGAAGTACCGATTGGCTCCAGGTTTAATTACAACGAATACAACTTTGTTGTAACAGAGTTAATCGACGACACGGAACATAAGTACAAGCTCAAATGTGAACAGTACGGACGCACTCCTAATTCGACCACAGGGGATATTACGCCAATCCAAGGCATTAATGGCCTTACCTCCGCTAAGATATTGAAGAATATCACGCCGGGTGAAGATGAAGAAGACACAGAAGTATTTAGAAAACGATACTTTGATGCTTTAAAATCAAAAGCATATGGCGGCAATGGTGCTGATTACAAAGAGAAGGTATTAGCTATCCCTGGCGTTGGCGGTGTTAAAGTATACCGCTGCTGGAATGGTGGCGGTACAGTTAAGTTAGTCGTTTTAAATAGTGACTACAAGCCTGCATCAGATGAACTGATTAAGGAAGTAGAGAACGTTATAGACCCTGCACCAAAAGGCAAAGGCTATGGGCTCGCTCCTATCGGTCATACTGTAACAATCGAAAAGGCTGAGCCTGTAACTGTCAACTACCGAATTGAAGTAACTATGATGAGCGGGCACACAATTAACAAAATTCAAACACTTGCAGAAAACGCTATCAAGCAACGATTACTTATTCGCGCTAAAGAATGGTGTAATCAAGACGAGAAGGATCATGTTATTCTTCGGTCTAGCCTGGTAACAGCTTTGATGGTTGAACTTCCAAACGTTCTTGATGTGGGTAGAATTACCGTAAACGGTGCCTCTATATCAAAATTAGAATTAAAGGATAATCAAATCCCAGTATTAGGGACGATTACTTTGGTGGCAGTATGATTACAGATTTCGGCATTTTTAAGCGAGATATTGATATCTCGCAATTCGCCGTTCCGTTAACTCGAGATTCACGGGATATCCAAGAAGTGTATCGAGTAGAATCGGCTGAACTACAACTACTATGGGATATTATGTTAGATATCTTTAAGGAGGAATACATATATACCGCTGCAGATTACGGTCTCGCTGCTTGGGAGCAAATATTAGGTATTAATCCTCCTGATTTGACAGATACAGAAGGGCGCAGAAGCGAAATACTATCGGTATTAATAGGTCAGCGCCCTTTTACTATGCCTAAAGTGCAAGAAATGCTCAATTTTAAATTCGGTAATCACGTAGTAGAGCACTCTGTTGTACCTGATAGGTATGAGTACTGGCTAGACGTAGTAGATGGCTTTGAGACACAATTAAACAATATTATTGATTATGTCGAGCCTTTAATTCCTAAGAACTTAATCATCAAAACTAAAAGCACTACTCAATTTAATGGCGAAATATATATCGGTGTTACCTCCGATATATATGAGTCATTTCATGTCGGGGCAGCATTAGATGAATTTGATTTCAAGGCAAACTCAGAAATTAATATAGGTATGAGTTTCGATGTATTCGAAACAATTAAAGTATAAGGAGATTATATGGCTTCAATTTATCCAAATACACGATTAACCAATTACGGACGTGAGTTAATTGCACGATCACAAGCAACAGGCAAGAAGTTGCAATACATTAAACTGGTTACGGGCGACGGTCAGCTTAATAATCAGAATATCGATACTATGACATCTGTAATAGCTCCAAAATTGGAGTGCCCGTTTACCTCTAACGGTGAATTCGTAGGAGATGGTCAATTTAGAATTGAATTTGCGGTAGGCAATAGCACGGTAACTAATGGATTCTTTGCTAGAGAATTAGGCGTATATGCTAATTTAGAAGGAGAATCTGATTCCGCTGCTAAATTAATTGCATATAGTAACGGCGGCAACTACGCATCCTATATTCCGTCCAAGGAGACACCAATCAATTCTAAAGCATTCTCCTTAGATGTTGTAATTGGCAATTCTACAAATGTAACTGTTAAGAAGATTGACGCGGCATATCTTACAAGAGGCGCGCTAGATGCTCATAACCGTGACACGAGCGCACACACTCCTATCACAGACCAAATTAAAGCAATCCTTGGTAGTGCTAACTGGAAAGACTCACCGGCAAGTACGCTTGTTACAATTAAAAACTTATTAGGACAAGGCGCTATCGTAGCATCTAAGCTTGATCGTAATAATGGATATGTGAAATTTGCCAACGGCTTTATTGTCCAATGGGGTTTAACTTGGTTTGAAAATCAAAATACTTATAAGGACGTCGTATTGCCTATTAATTGCAACGTACTAATCGCAATAGCTACAGATGATTTGTCTGACGTTACTACTCGTGGTGATGAATTCTTTATAGCTTGGAATAGTGGGTATTCTGCTAACAATAGAACTTCTATTCGCTTCTTAACTAATCGTGGTAATGCTGGCAACTTCACATGGGTTTGTATCGGTAAAGCATAAGGAGGGCTAAAGATGAATCAATATGTATTTGTACTAGATACACAAGGTAAACGCATTACTTCATTTGTTGATAACACCGTAACGCAAGATGAATTACTGGCAACTGCTAAACAGGACTATCCTGATGCAGCTGACTATATTTACTCCGCAGATGGTGATAGTATGCTAGATGAATTCATGAAAGGTAAATTGTATGTAGGTGGTCAATTTGTATCTGCTCCAGTTCATGAGTTAACAAAAGCTGAAAAGATTTCGGAGATTCGTTCTTATTATAACCGTCGTTTCGAAGCACTAGACCAGGCGTTAATACGTAGACGCCTAGCAAACGGCGACATAAGCGATTTGCAAGAACAGTTTAAGAAGATTAATACTGAAATGATTGCTAAGATTAAGGCGGTGAAATAACTATGGCAGATATTAAAAGCGATGTTCCAGTAATGCATTTCTGTGAATACTGTTGGGCTACTTTAAATAATGATGGCACCTGCCCAACAGAAGGTTGTATTCATAATGATCTAATGGATTTAGAAGTTGGTGAAGATAATGACGCCGGTCAAGCATAATCTATCAGCTATTAAGGGCGAGTTCATCACCTTAACGATTGGATATAATGGCGAAGTAGAGCCAGAGGATTTGTTTGCATGTATAAGACAGTCTACTTATGATGAATGGTATAGAGCCAAATTTAATATCACAGTATCAAAGGATAATTTAGCAACAGGCGAACGTTGTAGAATTATCCTTTCTTTGGATACAAAAGAATTACTTGACGGCAGATACGCGTGGGATTTATTTGTTTGGGCCGGAGATAGACCTGTTAAATGTCTCGTCAAAGGTCAATTAACTATTCTTGAAGGCGTCAGCAATAGAGGTAAATAATATGAATGATATTAATGTTTATGTAGACGTTGAAGACAATATAAGTATTAAAGATGACAAACAAATTATCAAATTACAAGTACGTTTTGAAGATTTAACTGAAAATCAAAAGCAACAACTCAAAGGAGAAAAAGGGGACCCAGGAGATAGAGGTGAGCCTGGCCCAGCGCCTGACACTTCAGAGTTCATGGTTAAAGATGAGCTTGAACAAATTATTATTAAATTAAAAGAGATTAATGGGGGTAACTAAAATGGCTAGACCAAAACAAGCAATTATCAATGATTTAATGGGAGAACTAGATAAGTTCGGAAGTATTATTACTCAAATAAGAGACGCTATTCAATCTAAAGGCGTAACATCTGAGGGTAAATTATTCAAATTTGCTGAAGAAATCAACAGCATTGAACCAGCTAGTACTTATGGATATATCCTTGATGCGGTAAAAGGTGCATACAGCAAGGGCTATTCTGATAGTGAGATTGTTGGGATTATTAATAATTTAGCAAATAAGAATCAACCACCTCAACCACAACCAGGTCCGAACCCTGCACCTACTTTTGATGCAGCAACTGCTACAGAAATTCCGGCTAAACAGTTCTATGGTCGTAGCGACTTAGAAGGAGAGCTTACCTGCCCGAATGTTACAAAAGTTGGGGCAGAAGCATTTATAGGTACTGATTATAATATCGTGAAATTACCAAAAGCTACTGAAATTGATAAAGACGCATTTAGGTATTCTAATATTAAGATATTATACATTCCTACCTTTGTGTGGAAAGATGGTAATTTGGATTTAGGTAATAATAATTATCCTAAATATATGCTTAGTAAAATTGTAGTGGCAGATGAGTCTGTTCCACCTAGTGATATTGGTATTTATAAAGTTGACTTTGAAGTATATAACCCTGATGAGACTAAGAAATGGAATATTTACAGTAATGTTTGGGAAACAGTATAATACTTTATTTAGTAAGGAGATAATTAAATGTGGACATGGCAATTTGAACTTAGCGACATACTAACAACGCTAACTATAGTTAGTATAGTCGCAGGCCTTACCTATAAAGTATTGGTACTTCCGCTGTTAGAAAAGCGTGATTTACAACACTTACAAGATACGTTGGTCTTTCAAGAAAAGATGGGGGTTCTAACAGAAACCCTCAATGACTTGAAGAATGAAATTAAGTTATCTCGTGAAGAACGTGTAAAAGCATATACAGAACACGTGAAACTAGCCACAAGGGTAAAAGGAATGGAGTCGCGTATAGATGAGTTAAAGGAGGAATTTCATGAACATACCGCCAAAGCTCATTAATGTTTTAAAAAAATCATATCGATCTGTAAGGGTGGCTAATATCCACCCTACAGGGGTTCTTGCTACAAGGGCACTAGTACTGACAATGCTAGTGCCTATTTTATTGGTGATTACTCAATACATCATGGCTTTTATTAGCGGTTATGTATCTGATGATGCTAATAAGATAATTAGTGTTGGTATTAATATCATAGATCATATCTTTATTCCATCTGTTCTTACAGCGCTTGTTGGTTTTTTAGCGCTTTGGATAGATAAGGATAAAAATGGTGTTCCGGATAAGCTTGAGGAATCGAATACAATACCAATGAATCGACAAGGCATACAACAATTAGCAGATGACGTTAACCATGACGAGAGGGGAAAATAAATGTTTCGACAAATTACAATGGACGAATTAAAAGACCTAGCACTAANTAATAATCCTATTACACTACTAACAACATTGACCTGGTATGGATGGGGAAAAGGTAGGTATATCGATGAAACTACCGGTGAACGGCGTAGATATTTAATGAGTGAGCGCCTTAGAGGTGATCTATTAAAGAAACTATGCATACAATATCCGGCATGGATGATACTATCCATTGTATTTATTTCATTACCTGATATCCCAATACCAAACACCAATCTATTCTTAGACCATATATTCTCTTATGCATTTATGCTGATACCATTCTTCGCTGAGTGTTGGTCTATTATTGAAAACCTACGTGAAATGGTTGAAGATGACCTAATTGATATAGGAAAAATATTTCAATATACGATTGAAATCATAAAGGCATGGAGGGGTAATGGATAAGCTAGCGATTATTAACCGCATTAAGCGGTCATATAAGTCCATTCGAATAGCTGGCATACGGCCAACAGGTGTATTAGCAACGAGGGCATTGGTCCTCGTCATGCTAGTACCGATGATATTAGTCGTTGCCCAGTATGTGCTATCGACGATTAAGGGGTATGTATCCCCTGAAGCGAATCAGCTTATCGATAAGGGTATTCTTATAATTGACCATATATTCGTACCATCAGTGCTTATGAC